GAGCGTCTATTGAGGAGTTCTCCAAAAACTGCAGGTTTATCTTTACGTGTAACTACAAAAACAAAATTATCGACCCTTTACATAGTAGGTGTACTGTTATTGACTTCAATGTTAATAAAAAAGACAAACCAACAATAGCAGCAGGGTTCTTTCAAAGAATAATAGAGATATTAGAATTAGAAAGAATAAGTTATGATAAGAAAGTTATAATAGAATTAATTAATAAACATTTTCCCGATTGGAGGAGAGTGTTAAATGAGTGTCAAAGATACTCCGTCGGAGGTGAAATAGACTCTGGCATATTAGCGTCCTTTTCAGATGTTTCAATTAATGATCTCACCAAGAATCTCAAAGAAAAAAACTTCTCCGAAGTTCGGAAATGGGTTAATACCAACATGGATAATGATACTAGTTTATTGTTCCGTCGCATTTACGATAGTTTGTATGAAACCTTGGTCGTTAGTTCTATTCCTGCTGCTGTTCTTGTTCTGGCTAAATATCAGTTCCAAGTAGCATTTGTTGCAGATCAGGAAATAAACATGCTTGCATGTTTGACTGAACTAATGGTTGAATGTGAATTTAAGTAGTGGCATTTTATTTTGTCCTATGTTATAATGTATGTAAAGGTAATTTCTAATGACTGTTAAATTAATTCGTATGTGGTCGGGTGAGGATGTAATCACCGATGTTGTTGAAAAAACAACCGATTATTATATAATCGAAAATCCAATAGTAGCTGTTCCCTCACAGCAACAGGGGCAAATTGCATTTGCACCTTGGTCTCCTTTGTTGGCAAGAGGTAATGGAATTGAAGTTATTAAAAAGTATGTTGTCTATGAGGCAGATCCTCAAGAAGATATTATCGAACAGTATAATTCAATGTTTGGTAAGATATCACAACCAACTAAGAAACTGATACTCTAATGGAAACACATAGAAAAACATTGCTACATCTTCTGAAAGAGAGAGCATATAAAAAAGGAAACTTTACTTTATCATCAGGTAAAGAATCAGAGCATTACATTAATTGCAAACCAGTTACATTGTCTTGTGAAGGTAATGCTTTGTGTTCACATCTTATGATAGAACATATAGAAGATAACTCCGTAGCAGTTGGTGGTCTTACACTTGGTGCTGACCCATTAGTATGTGGTATCGCACAGAAAGCATATTATTCTGGTAAGCATATCGATGCTCTTATCGTGAGAAAGAATCCAAAAGGGTATGGTACGAAAGAAGTTATCGAAGGTAACAAACCACCTAAAGGATCTGTCGTTACAGTATTGGAGGATGTTACCACTACAGGTAGTAGTGCAATCAAGGCTGTGAATGTTCTTCGTGATGCGGGATACGTTGTTAATCGTGTTGTTGCAATCGTTGATCGTCAGGAGAATCATGAGGTATGGAAAAATAATGAGATAGAATTTATTTCACTATACAAATTAGAGGATATTGTTGAATGAATTGTTGGCACTGTGATACCGAACTTATCTGGGGTGGAGACCATGATCTTGACGATTTTGCCGAAGCAGAGTATAGTATGGTAACAAATTTATCATGTCCTCGATGTAACTCATATGTTGAGGTTTATTATCCAAGTAAAAATTATGAAAATGAGCAAGAAACCAATACAGAAAATCAAACACCAAATTAAATCTGGTAAGTATTATATTTTCTGGGGTGCTGCAACTATTGCAGTTATGGCAGGACAAATCTATGTTGGTAATGGATATCGCACGATGTCACAAACTGTTAAAGATCTTACTGAAATGATTGAGATTAAAATCGAAATGGATTTGCTAGAGAAAAAGAATAATCCATATGGAGTCATGCCATTATGATACCACATTTAACATTAAATCCTAACATCACCTTCCCAATATCGGTTGCAGTGATTACAATATTATTAGCAGGGTATGGAGTCTATAAAGGATTCTTTGCCAATGAAAATTTGAGAGATCCTTGGGATGACCATGACGATTAGTGTTGTTGATGAAAACAAAGCAGAATGGGCTGCCGACAAGTTTATAGATTATTTTCAGAACTTTAGTTCGATTGAAGATTACTTGCGTTATGCAAAAGGTCAGGCAGTATCAAGCATGGCAGTCATACCCGGTATTTCTGATAAGGATGCATTTCTAAATGAAGATATACATCCACAGGATATGGACTTTGAAGTTAAATTTGTAGGAGATAGATTTCAAGATAGTATTAGTCAAGACATTTATATTAAGTATCTAACAGCAACATCATCTCATGTTATTGAACATAATATTCCCGGAAGAGAATTACGTTGGATGGTGTATGAAAAGAATACAAAAAAGATTATTGGATTCATTCGTTTTGGATCTCCAACTATAAATTCTAAACCTAGAAATATTTGGTTAGGAAAAGCACCTGATCTTTCTAGATTCAATCGTCATGCTGTTATGGGATTTGCTATTGTTCCCTCACAGCCTTTTGGATTTAATTATCTTGGTGGTAAACTTTTAGCATTGATGTGTGTATCTCATTATGCTAGAGAACAAGTATCTAAAGTATTTGAAAAAGATATTGCATTATTTGAAACAACATCGTTATATGGTTCAACCACAAGTGCATCTCAATATGATGGATTAAAACCTTTCATAAGATATAAAGGATTAACAGACAGTAAGTTTTTGCCATTGCTTCATAGAGAGAAGTTTCATGAACTTCATAATGCATTTACAGAGTGGAATGATAATCAACCACTCACTGAGAATCGTGCATCATCTAAAAAGATGAAGAGACAAACTAAGATGATATCAATCATTAGAAATAGTTTACAAGATAAAGATAAATTGAATAAATTTAATTCTGTCATTCAAATGGCATTTAGTCTTACTCAACAAAAGAGAGCATACATATCTGATTATGGATATGGAAATGTTCGTGAAGTAATCAATGGTGAGCAAGATACATTAGTTCGTGGTCAGAACTGGGATAAGTTTTATCTTGAAAACATTATTGCATGGTGGAAAAAGAAAGCAGGTAAAAGATATGATAAGTTAAAGGAAGAGGGTAGATTCCGTAATAATGTAGAATTGTGGACAGAGGATGAGGACATACAAATCATTCGATAATAAATACTTAAAATTAGTGCGAAGGATGAAGACATTTAAAGAGTTCTTAGACGAGAGTAGTCTTAGTAGAATAAAAAGTAAATCTGATAAAGGTGGAATTGCCATGATGTCTGCATCAAGGGCTGATAAGTCTGCGAAAGAAAATCGTGCGAGAGCAAAACAATTAGATAAAGATATTCGTGGCAGAGGCCTAGGAGGTGCCACAAAGGTAACTGGTTCCTACATGGAGAAAGATAAGAAAACTGGTGAGGAGAAGAGAGTAAAGGAGAGAAGTCATGTAGTTTCATCTGGTAAGATGGGTAAGAGAAAGTTCAAGAAAGAAGTTAAAAAGTTAGGAAAGAAATATGGTCAGGATTCCGTCTTGACACAAACTAAAAAAACTGGTACACTATCAGCAACAAGAAAGGGTGGACTCGGCAAATCAAAAAATGTCAAATTAGGAAAATTCAAACCACAGGGTAAAAACCCAGATGGTCAATCTCAAATCAAAGGAAAAACTTTTACTTACGGATAATGACAACACCACTTTATGATGACTCCAACTGGAAAGAGGAATACAAATCTTTTGCCAGAAACAAAATGGAAATTGAATTACTTGAAAACGGGCCAAAGAGTTTATCTCAGTCATGGCACCTTCAAGCACTCTACAGTAATTGGAAGAAAATGAAAGGTTATAATAAATTAGATCCAAAAGAAAATACTGGTCAGATGCAATCATCAATGCAAGATTTTTTTAACAGACAAAAAGATCAAGGCATCTAAAGTATGAGTAAAATATGGAGAATATGGGCGAAGGCACTAGGTGACAAATCTGGCAAGAACGATAAGGAAGCAGATTATGTAGCGATGATAAGAACATTTATCTTCCTTCAACTCATAGTTACAAACTGTTTTATTGTTGGTGGTAACATTCGTCATTGGAATGACCATCACATACCACCCTCTTATATTATTGATAATGACTGAACTGAAAGACTGGTTGAACTCAATCAACCTAAACAAGAAGAACATGATTGATGAAGATCCATCAGTCGAAAAAGAATATCCCACATTCATAATTAATAAGTGTTTATCAGGACATCTTGACACAGTAATGTTTGCAAATGAGATGAATA